TTCACCAAGTGTGCGTAGAGCGCCACGCTTGGATTCAAGACCGAGAGCCATCTTTGCTTGAACTTCATTGAGTTTGATAAGAGCATCAACAGGAAGCGGCTCAGGCCAGTGGACACTTGTACGGTATGTCAAAGGGTCAGCAGGATCTAGTTGAGGAAGTTGATCACGCTCTGGTGGAGCCGCTTTAGTTGGATCGTACACAAGCAACTGTGGTTCAAACAGGGCACAAGTACGAATGATGATTTCGTTTACTCGCTCTAAACCTTTAGTAAAGTGCACTTTCTTCATGCTGAAACGGTTCATCATTGGCTGGTATTGGATAGCCAATGCGGTACCTGATGTGTTAGATACTGGTTGGAACTGACCAAGTGCTGTCTCAGGAACACCTGTGATTTCATGCATTGTACGCTTGAGGAACATGATGAACTCCATAGCGCCTGCCATGTTGCCACTAGATTCAAGGTTGAAAACGCTTGCATCTTTAGGAAGACCTGCCCAAACTTTCTTAGGTCCACGCTCTAATTGGGAAGCCTTAGCACCTGTGATGATGGTCACTGGAGCAGCGTGGTAGTTAATGATGTCAGAAACTTCTGCCATCTTTTCATTAAGTTCACGGTTAAGTGGAATGACGTCCCAAATGTCTGACTGACCCCAAGGCGATGAAGAAATAGTTGTGTTTGGAATATGCACAACAGGTACAGTTCCAATTGCATTGGGGTATTCGTCAATCAACTCATCGTTAATAAACTGTTGCACTAGGTCGTCTGTAAGGATTTCCGTAAAGGTATATACCTGACGTGTACCTTCTGGAGATGTACCCCAGAAACGGTATTTAAGTTTAAAGCGAAGCAAACGGTCACGGTCGTGAGGGTGGTACTCAGGGAAGCAATGCGCTGGGTTCAAAGGAATGATGCGAACACGACCTTCGTGTGGGACGTTTGCCCCATCAACATAAGGTTCTTCGTAGGCAACTTTGACAAAGCAGTCACCTGTCACAGAAGCCAACTGCCCCATTTCCCAAAGAACATAGTGCTTGTTATTATCTACATCCCATACTTTGTGTAGTAGGTGGGGGATAATTGCACCGTTTTGTTCTGGGCAACGAAACTGAACGCCTTTACCAAAACAAAAGTTGGTGATGTAGTCCGACATGGTACGGACATAGTTCATGTAGAACTGTGACTCACCCATCTCACGGCGGTACGACCAGTGGTGACCAAGGTACCAAGCCCATGCGGCTGAGTATCTGTTTAATCGGGGTCCATGTACTTCAAACTCTTCGTCGGCAAGTTCTACAAGCCCAAGAGGGGAGATGGCAACCGTAAGGTCGCTAGAAGATGCTCTATATGAGGGTGACCAAAAGTCAATTGACATTGTTTAAAACACTACTTCTTTGTAGGAGTTTTGGGGGCGGCTGGCTTTTTAGCAGCAGCCTTTTTAACTGGCTTAACAACCTTTGTCTCTTCAATTTCTTCTTTAATGGCAGGAAGTTCTTTGATTACTTTGCTGATAAACGAAGCAACTTTTGGGTCACCAAACTTAGTGCTTGCATAAGCAAGAACAATAGTAACTACAGGAACAGCGGATGCAATGTATTCAGCGTCTACGTTTGCTTTCGTCAAACCATACACAACTGCGCCAAGAACAACACCTTTAAGGGTTTGGTCAGTAACTTGAGAACGGGTATTATTCATTAGTACTCCTTGGGTTTTCTTTAACTATGATACTAGTTTTGAACAACACAGTTGAACGGGGGTCCAGTGTGGGGGTCAAATCTAGAGGCAATCTGAAGTGCTAGTAGCGCTTCAGAGCGGGCTTTAGCCATTGTGTAGTCCTTCTTAGGCTTTCGGGCATGCAAAGCGCCTACAGCGTACTGAGCGCCCGATCCAAGGGCGTAGATGCCACTACGGTCATTAGACCATGAATAATCGCCATTTACTACGTAGATAGTGCTGTTGATAACAGCAAGGATCGTTGACCCTTGTTCTGCTACGTGGGCGGAACTATCCTTGGTAGGCATGGCGTACCCCTGTTGCTCAAAGCAACCTCTTAGAGCGGGGATGAACTTCATGGTAAAGAACTTGTCTAGTTTTTGACCTTCACAGCCTGCTGGCGGAAGAGGTGGGGTAAAGACGTGGTGAAGGATGTTGATAGCCCGAACATCCCCAGCCGCCCCTAACAAGTACTTACCATTAACGGCTACTTTTGCTGAAGTCCCTTTTAGGGTGGTGGTCATGCTTACATAACCGCTTTCGTCCACATCACAGATACGGGAGTCTGAACCGACTAAAGAAAAGCCTTCTCCTTGGATCGCCACAATGGTAGTCATTACGCTGTGTACTCCTTGTTGTGGTACATCGCCCAACCTTCACGGATAGGGATCATTTCAAGGTTAAATTCAGCATCACCGTCTTTGTAAGTAACCACACAAAGTCCCTGTTGCCAGTTCTCAGTAATGATCATCGGACGACCATCAAGATCAATCCCACCTTTAGTGGAAGGAACTACTCCATCAACACGAGCAAGACAGCCCGCAGAGGCCGCTAGAATCGTCTTACGCCCGTCATAATCCTCACGGGTCACTTCTGCCCACTCACGGCGGTGAATGTGCCCATAGAGCACTGAGGTCTTTTCGTTAGCCAAGTACATGTGTGCGGTAGAGCCGTTGCTCTTCACACGGGTACCGTGGATTACTTTCAACTTCTGGTTGATCCAATAGTATCCAGCGGGATACCCCGGAACATACTTAATGTTGAAGTCATCAAAACGACACAGGAATGGGACTGACAAGACAGGCCAATTGTCGGGGGTATCCCCACGACGGAGTCCAAAAGAAGCCTTTGCGTTATCTAGCGTGTAGTTAACAAGGCGCTCTTCATGGTTACCTGCGAGCCAAATAATCTCAGCATCAGGGGCAGTAGCCCGAAGACGAGCCATCAAGATGGTTGCGTAGTCAATTGCCTTTTGAGTAGTCAGTGCGTAAGCAGGACTAAGGCGGTATTTGCCAAATTCAGCAAAGTCAAGGTTGTCACCATGCATGACTATTTTTGCTGGCTTTAGATCTTTAATCATTGCTACACAGATATCAATAGCCGCTTCATCATGGATGGCTTCTAGTTCACCTGCCGCATTATGGAAATAACCGATCTGCATGTCAGGTAGGACTACAGCAGTATTCCATTCTGTTTTCTTTGGTGCTTTAGTTACGTTACTCGTCGGTAACTTAACTGCTGGACCTTGATGTACTGGGTCCCATTCAGGACCTTCAGCCCATTTAGGGGAAAACTGAATAGCGGAGAGGTCGTGAATAGTTGCTTCACCCTCTTTGTCTTTGGTTAAAGACTGGTAGATACTTACTCTTTTTACAGAACCAATCTCATTGATGTCAATGTTCTGACGATCTAAAATTTCAACAAGACGACCAAGCGCTTGAGATTTAGATTCTGGCGGTCCTTTTTTTAACTCACTTGATAATTCGCCCACAGGAACACTCCTTGTTTACATGTCGTTGAACGCTACTTACACTTATGTCATGACCAACACTTCTTAAAATCTTTGCTAACCATGAAGTGCTGTATTGCTTAGATTTTCCCATGCTTACGTCATTACGAATAAGTGAAACAGACTCTTCAATATTGATCTTGTCTTCATCATCAAGAGCGTTAAACACCTGCATAAACTTACAAGCGTTTGCACCTGCTGGATTTCTAGGCGCTTTTAAAGCGTCTGAAAGTGCACTCATGTCGGCTCCTTGTGGTAGTTGTTTATCTGTTCACAAACACTATCACAATGTTAACAACATTGTATTCAACTATGCAAGCGTTACTTCTTCAGATGCCAATCAATATGATCGTCTAAACGCTCTGCTACTTTGTCTACACCAGTTTGCACATTATCTAATTTACGCATAACAGCACCGTGGTCTTCATTATTGCTTTTACGCATACTGCGGAACTCTTTAATGGCTAACCCGCCAAGACCACCAATGGTCGTGATTACGGCAACAACGATGGTAGCGAGCGCAGGGTCCATCACTCTCCACGGAAAGAAGAGGTGCGTCCCTTGCGAGGCGACAATGAAATTGGGGTAGAAGAAGGTTCAACAGGTTCACTACCCTCACCTTTCCATTCTCCATGTCGTTGAAATTTGGCAACTTGACGAGAAGGGTCCACTTCACGAATAAAAGTAGTGTCAACTACTGCTTTCTTTCCAGTTTCCTTATCTGCAACTTTCTTACCACCTAAGTAAAGAAGCCCCCCTTCAATTCCAGATAAGTCTCTGTCTGTGTTTCTAGTGTCGGAAAGGTCACCTAAAGACCTACCATCACTAGTTAGTAGTGGAGGTATTTTTACTGTTTTTCCAGAACTGTCAACAAAGATACCCGTGTGCGACTCAGGATCTGTACTGTACCGTGCTTTAGGAGATCTGCTGACAGGGACTGCAACCGCTCTTCCTTGTTCTTCTGAAGATTGACGCACCCGATCAGCAGTTGTTTCTTCAGTTGCACTAGTTACAATTGTAGTGTTTGGATGGTTTGGCTCATAAAACTCAGAACGTGGGATAACTCCACGACTATGCGTTTTGCTATATTCTACTTTTGCAATGTCAGGGTTTGGATGAAAAGATGCTTCGGAACCTTGGAACATGTCAAACATTCCTTCGTGTGTTCCACCTGTTCTAATTAATGTTTCTAAATGGTTTTGGATGTTGTTAGCATGGAACATATTGGCTTCATGAGTCATTACACCCCAGTACATGGCTGGGTTTTCAAAACCAAATGAAGTGCGTGCTTGACGAGCAACGTGTGCGTTAGGAAAAGACATACGCCCGGACTCTGCCAAACATGCAGCACTACAACCTTTAGTTGCGTACCCACACGTATTGCAGCCACCGCCATGTACGTTATGAGGTTCTAGATAAGAAGTAATTTGGTTAATATTCTCAATACGTGGAATGCCAGAAGTCCTGTTTGCCGCCATCTTGGCGCTTTCCGTGGTAAAGATACTGGGGTTAGGTCCGCCCCTATACGTTGTACCATTATGTTCTAAAACAGTATTTTGGGAAATGTTAGAAAAGGTTGCTTTTGCTTCTTCAAGACCCCCTTTAGGGTCTGAGTAATGCGCCACTTCTTCTGGGGTAACTCTTGCTAACCCTTGTTGAAATCTTGTTAGTTTTAATCCCCAAGGATTAGAAAAGTCTCGTGGGTTAAAATACTGAGCCATTACTTAAATCACTTTCTACAAGAATCATGTCCATCATTGAAGCACTTCCGACGCAAGTACTTATTGGCAAAGCCTGCAAACACTGGTGCAATAGGCAACCCAGATTGGGTAGTAGTGAGGGGAGCGTCGCCGCTCCCCTCTCCGCCTGCACTGGCGTCTACTGAACCGCTGCCGCCTTCTGTGGATGAAGCGGCGGAATCCATTTAGTCGCTAACGACCGTGGCATTCATGCGGTTGGTGTGTGTGCCCGGGTTGAAGGCACGCTCAAACTGTGGCATTCCGTCGCCAGCCATTGCGCCTTGAACGAAGTCAGACAATACAGTTGGGGCTTCAATCCAAGATGCGGAACCTACGTGAGCACGCTCACGCATGGTGTCCATAGGGTGTTTGAAAACACCTTCAGGGTTGTTGTGGTTCATGCGACCGGGAGCCGATGAGGTGTCAAAGTAAGCGCCACGGGCAAAGTCATTTGGAACGTCGGTGTCAGTTGCGACACCTTCCTCAAAACGAAGCGGTCCCTTGTTCATCGGGATGCTAGGTGCATAGGTACGTTCAAAGACGTTTGGTGAACGCTCTGGGAACATTGGTGCGGGTGCTACATTCACTTATTTCCTCCAAATGGGGGGTTTGATACTACGTACTAGATTACCACTTTTAACGACTGAAAAATGGATTGTTTGCTACTTGCACCGTTGGAAGTGTTTCGTAGATGGTCATGGCGCATGCGATAGCAAGAGAATCGGGGTAGTCGTCAAAGGCTCCCTTTTCATTTGGTGCTTCTGCCAGCATAAAAGGACCTTTGTAAACTTTCTCAAGATCTCCCATTTGTTGCGTAAACCGCTTCCAAGATTTAACTCTTTTAGCCTTAGAGTGGGCTGGAATAACTAATTGGTCTCTCTGGATCAACTCGGTAAGATGCACCCAACGCTCGTGCTGTGCCCGAGAATCAGAGGAAACCCCAATGACTTCAATGTTAGGGAGAAGTAATTGGAGACGTTCTGCTACAGCCCCACCAACACCTTGGGAGTCAACTCCGATGCGTAGACAGTCGTAGTTTCTCAAGAAGTCAATGATCTGAAAATACTGAGATTCCCATTCCTCGTTGTTAATTTCCAACCAGTTAAGAATACGATGTTCATAGAAACCAAATGGGTCTGGATGATCCCAGTCAACCCACAGAACGGTAACCACCGTGGAGTCAGTAGATCGGGCAACGTCAATGCCTACTACAACAGGGGTGCGCCACCAACTTCTTACGAGCGGCATCTGTATATCAAACAAACGCTCTAAGCGTTCTTCGGTTACAAACATTCCTCGTTCCAACATGAACCTGTTGCAGTAGGACATTTGGAATTCTTCGGAGTCTTCACCAATGCGTAGTTTTTCTTTAGAAATAAACTTGGCATAGTTAGGGTTGTATTTAGCCGCAACCCTCCAGTCGTACTCAAAATGGCATTGGCGTACTTTGCGTCCACCGTTTACTTCACGCCTTTTGTTGTACTGGATCATTTTATAGAAGTAGGACTTCTGGCGGTTAGCCGTACCTGTGAGGCAGATAGAGCCGTTGTTAAACGCCAACATCGGTTTGATTGACTTAGTGACCATGAACTCATCGGCTTCCTGAGCCTCGTCAATAAGGACGAAGTGATAAGTCTTAGATTCAATCTTTGCCTTAGGGTTACAAGTCTGCATACGACAGAGTGACCCAGAGTTCTTCAAGGTAATGATGCGACCTTTTCCTCGTGACCCACCAGACATCGCCTTGTCATCAATCTCAGGGTCAAGCAAAAAGTCCATTGCATGGTCGCTAGTTAACTTACTTACGATACGTCCAAATACAGTATCTGCTTGGTCTTCTACAGGAGCAAAAACGCCAACCCAGAATCCTTTTTCAAACTTACCAAGCCACGTTGGGTAGACCTTGGCGAGTTTGGGTAGAAGCACCATCATGGCAGAAAGCACGTTAGACAGTACTTCCGATTTACCTGACTGGCGTGTAGCAATCACTGTCATTTCATCGCCGTCACCAAGAATCACTGATTCAATTAAACGGTACGCAATAGGTAACTGGTAAGGGAAGAATTTAGTGTCAGTAAAGGCTTCGGTGAATATGACTCCCCGTTTTACTAACTCATCTAAAAACTCTGCCGACGTATCGTCAAGTTCTGTGAATTCGTCTTCGGGGATTAGGTTTTCTTCTAGTTCTTCATCTGTAAGCACACCTCTATCATACAAAAGTAAATGCCCCCGGTGTTAAACCGAGGGCATTTACAAACTCTTGGGGAGGAGGTCACACGGAAAGGGGGAACGTGATGAACCCAAGAGTTAGAACAATGTTAGTTGATTTTCACTAGGAACGGTGGGAACTTGATGAGTTTTTAGTAACTCTAAAGCCTCTTCTAAAACACAAAAAATGTCATTGCTACTGATGACAACTTTACCATGTGTGTCAAGTTCTGCAACTTGTTTGGGGTACCCGTAAACAATATCTGCCATTTCATTCAACATGTTTACTATTGTTTTGCTCACTTTAGTCCTTTTTGTTTTGGCGTGACACGTACTCTAGCCAGAGAGTATTCACAATGTCAACTTGCTCACTAACAAGTTCTAAAGGAGCATCATGAAAACGCCACTGGTCGTAAGCGCCACCAAGAAACATGATGCTGTTGTTTAACCAATCCAGTAGATCAGCATTTGACATCTTCTGTATGCGAGAAGGAGAAGGGGTTGAATCATCTGATTTCTTTTTAAATATCGCCATTACCAGTTGCCAATCTCGTGAGCAGTTGTGTCTAGCATACGCCCACCGACAGCATTTAAGATGCCTTCTTCTTCGTTTTTAGGGGCTGTTTTTTTACAAAACCCTATTTGAAAACTGTGTTTTCTAAAGCGAATTTGAACGCCTTTACCTGTTCGCCACGGCTTATCAAGTTCATGCATAAACCCAAGAGACACTATTGGGGTGCCTTTACGAACGTAGTTACGGGTAATCCAATACAGACTGCCCACGGATTGCACAAGGTTCATAGAATCTTTAAACAGAAACCAAGATGCGACAAGTAATACAACAACTAATATACCTATGATGATCATTTACATATCCTGAAAGTAAGCCCCTATTTCGTCTGCTGTGGCTTCTGAATAAGGGTATTGGTTTAATGCTGCGTTTATAAAAGAACCTTTAGAGGGACTTGCAAAGAACTGTTCGTACACAGTCTGTGGAACAGCCGTGTATTTCCATGGAGTTCCTTTTTTAATAAATCTAACAAAGATCGTACCGTAGTAATCACCAAGAAACTTACCTTCACCGGGGTTGGTTGGGATATATTTAAAGGCTCTTACACGACTGCTCTCATCTGGTGGATGATTGTTTCCGGGTACCCAAGGAATCTCACTTAGGGTGGTCGTAGGGAAAGATGCTTCTCGCCCTTCACGTATACGTTCACGTTCCTGCTCAATACGACCAGTACCCGTGTAAGTAGAAGTACCTCTGAAGTCTTGTATTTTGCTAGGGTTTATGCCCCGTTTACGACTTGCCATTTAGTTATATTAGCAAGTATTAAGCAGGCTTCAATGCTGGTGGCACTTTATCTGCAATGGCGTACTGCCAGTGCCATGCCTCAAACTCTGCCGACTTAGGGTCAGAGCCTTGAAGGTAGAAACCATACTTAGGAGCGTTACCGCACATCCATGCAAGCATCTTAGGGTGAGCCGACAGGCTTTCAATCTTGCCCTTGATCTCTACACCAAGGTCAATAGCAAGACCCCATCCGTGGTTTGACTTGCCGGGAGTTGAGCAGGGAGCCATACCGGGCTTGAGATACCAAGTTGCACCTTCGTAGGTACGGGTTACCTGTGGCTTGCGACCTTTATCTTCTTTGGAGTAGCGGTCAAGAAACAGTTTTAACGCTGGCTCAAGTGGGCGGTAATCGCCAATGTTCTTGAGTTCAATGCCAGCGGCTAGAGCGGCATCGTACATAGCATTGAAAGACTTAGCGGCTGTTACCCACATTTGACCGCCGCACTTTACTTTTGCAAGTAAGGCGGCATCCATTTTACCGTTAGGCACTTTAGCAAGTGAGGGGGGCATTACAAGTTTGATGTAAGGATATTCCATGAACCTATTTTAGCGCAGTTTGTAACAGCCAGCGCCCCACAGGAACTCAACCTATTTTGGTATTGTATTTTTGGTTAATTACCTAATAAATGGGGCGTTTAGAAGTGCTTGCTCATTCTTTTCAACCGCTGTAGGTAATTCAGCATTCATAACAACCGTATCCCTGTCGGCAGGGATGGACTGGATATTAGGGTCTAAAGACATTCGTTGGACTTCTTGCTTAAAGATTTCATCCATACATCTATCTGCGTAAGCGGTTACCGCACTTTCAGCCCATTCTTGTGGGTCAGGGGTGAAAATGGTCATTGCTTTCCATTGTGTATCGGTTAACTGTACTGTTATTTCTTTCATATTTATCCTATCAAATGTCCTGAAAAACGTGCGAATTGAAACCTAACAGCATTTTGGTTGGCTATAGCCACTCGTACATATTGATTTGCTGCTAAATAGAAGTCGGTGGAGATAGATGCAGCATTGTCATCGTTCCCACCGTAGTGTTTGAAATAGTTGATGTAGCCGCCGTGCGTTGAAGTGCCATCAACTTGGAAATAAGCGCCGTAGTAGTACCCTGCTGTACCGCCAATAATTGTCCAGTTGAAGTCAAAATGGTAGTACCCTGCTACTGGTGCATAAAAGTTTTGATAAGCACCACCGCCAGCAGTTCTAAAATGGCTTCCATTGTTCAAAGGCACGTTAGTTGAAGTGAACACTCCACCACCTATAGCAGCGTGACCATCTAGATAACCGCAATAAGCAGTGAATGCAGGCACGTAAGGGTGCTGCACTATGTTGTTGGTATTTACAATTAGGCTATCTGCACCACCAGCACGAAGGTTTATTTTAGAAAACTTTGATACCAAATAAATTGCGTTGTCAGAAGCGTGTTTAAGAATCAACTCGTTTGTACTGGAATAAATACCGCTATACGCTGAGGTGTATAAAGGAGAATCTCCTACCCATACTTCTTGACCACCACTAGTAGTAGTAAGCCTGCCAGTAGAAGTAACAGAAGCGGCACTTAGCCCTGTCCAAGCCGAACCATTCCAAACATACGACAAGTCGGTGTCTGTCTCATAGATTTGTTGACCTTCATACGGTGCTGTGGGGCGTGTGCTAGAAGTGCATACACCCGGCCTCCAACCTGTTGAGTTACTAGAAATAGACATAGTTATCCAATCAAATATCCTTGAAACACACGGTCACCTCTTGTTAAATCAGGCCATAATGTTCCAGCAACACCTACTGCTATATCAATATAATCGCCTGCTACAAGATAAAAAATGTAAGAGCCAACCAAGTTAGCGTAACCACTTGAAGCAATTCCAACATCATTCATTGAGTAGTAACTATAACCATCAAATGTACCTGAACCATTTTTACGAAAATACAATTCAGCACGACCAGCACTTTCTTGAATCAAAACTGATCCACCGAACCAATATAGACCTGCAATTGGAGCAGTAAACTTTGAATAATTAGGACTAGTGGCTATAGTCAAGTGAGAACCTACATTTAATGGTGCTGTTCCCCCTCGCATACCACCAGCATCAATAGTCCACCCGTGATATCTGAAAGCAGGTTGTAAAGGAGTAGTAACACGACCTGAACCATCTATTTGTAAACCTGCGAGCGAACCAGTACCTACCCATGCAGAACCACTCCAAACAAGTGTTCTGTCAGTATCTGTTTCATAGATAACCTGACCCTCAAAAGGCGAAGTTGGTCTAGTGCTTGATGTGCAAACACCGGGCTGAATCAACCTTGACGGCGGGATAGTGTTACTGATTCCCATTAGGGTTCCATTCTTCAGCGGTGTTACCTTCGGCAACCCATGCTAAATACTGTTGGTAATACCCTTCAGTAGATTCTGCTGTGAAGCAAGCATTGAAATCGCCATCAATGTAAAGGTAGTAATCATCAAATAAATAAAACATATCAAGCCAACTCTGCTGATGCTGTCCAAGAATGAGTGTTAAGAAAGTCCGTACCGCTCGTTGAACGCCATGCAACTCTTTGGCTGCTCTCATCCCACGTTTGTGAGGTTGCAAGAGAAAGATTTGTAGAACTTGAGTTAGTACCAGTCACCGTGTGTGGTGTAATACGTTTAGTTACTTTATAAAAAATAGGTTCGTAAGAGTTTCTCAAAGTATCATTGTTTTGTTTTTGTTGAAAAATGCTACCTACTTCATAATACCGTTGGCAAAGTTGCAACTCAACACCATAAGGGCGTTGCTCAAATGGGGTCGGCTGATAGTTCTGCTCAAGTTGCACACCCGTAATCTCGTAATAGTCGGCAGCCCCAGCAGTACCAACAGGAGTATAAAAAAACACGGGCTGCACCTGATTCACGCCCGAAGGAATCAACACAGAATAAGTAAAACGTTGCCAAGAAGTAGTAAGCGTCGCTGTCGTATCCAACTGGAAAGCCTGACCAGTAAGTGTCGCAGCAAGATAGTTTCCATCCGTGCCAGTCCCCGTAACAATACGGACATTCAAAGCAGAACTTGCAGCAGAAAAGTTTGCTCCAGCCCTAGCATAAAAAGAAAACGAAACTTGTTTATTGGCAAGAGGAACCGAGTTAACTGTTTCAACAGGTTGACTTAAATAAAGCGCAGAAGTGTTCGTGTTGGATGCAGTGCGTTGGAACCTCAAGCAATACTGGAAACCATCAAGGCTTGCTGTTTGACGGGATGCCGAAAAGTTTGCAGTCCCCCCCGGCGTAACACACCATCTATCGGCTGTATAGGGTGAACCTGTAGTAACGGTGATTGGAGTGCTTCGTTGCCACACCTTAAAGTCCCCGTTAATCAGAACGTTGCGGAAACCCAACCCAGCAGGCAACAAAGCCGAGGAACCAAGAACGGAGGAAATAGGCATGGTTAAGCCGTCTGCTTAGTCCAGCCAACAACGGTCACGTTGACCTTTGCGCCAGTGTCACTAAGCCCCTGAATGGTTTCTCCAACATTAAGGACAATTCCCGTATCTAGAATAATTGTGTCAAAAGCGGCAATGGGGAGAAGAGAAATAAAGCGGTTAGCAGCGGTAGCGGCTGAACCAACTGCAAGAGATACAAGCCTGTCTGTTGTATCTGTATTACAGATTATTACTTGTTTAACAATGTAGTTATACCCAGAAGGGGCAGTACAGACAGTAGTTGTAGTGGTCCCTAATTGGGTACTTGCCACGCCTGAGTCATTTAGTCTCGCTTCGTTGCGGTCACCGACAGCCATTACATCATCTCCATTAACATTATTGCACCTGCTTGTGCATTTGATAAAAAGGCGTTAGGGTTTAACTTTGCAGCAGTAATATTACCATCAGCAATCTTAGCAGTTGTAACAGCCAAATCTGCCAAACCTGAAACTACCATAGCGCCAGCGTTCTCAACACCAGAAATGGTTACATTGACAGTAGACCCAGCACCAGAACGGGCAGATATAAAGTCTCCTGAAGTCATTACTTGAGACACGTCTAATAGTATTGTTTCACTAGCACCTAATGCCAAAGAGTTAAATAATCGGTTAGATGTCCCAGCAGTTCCTGAAACGGGCACCAAAGATAGGTTAAAAGTGGTTGCAGCACCTGTGTTAGTTACTACAATTTGTTTAATCATTGTGGTTGTAGTTTGCGCTGTTGGGCATGTGTACAGAGTTGTCTCTGTGTTAGCCGTTAACGAGGTTGGTCCTGAAAGTCGTTTTTCTGTAAAAGCCATTACTCAGAACCCCATTCTTCTGCTGTGTTACCAGCCTCAACCCACGCAAGATATCCTGCGTACAAGGGGCTTTGTTCCGTAAAATAAGTAACAACTTCGCCATCATGTAGGGCTATAGTTTTTGAGTTTGTTAAAGGGTCTGTGTGTGTGTAGTACATTTATAACTCCGCACTTATCTCAATAGAAGTAGAAGACTCAATATAAAACCAACCAGCCGTTGAAACCCAGTTTGTTCCGAGGACACTGTTACCACTTAATGTGGGTGCGCCACTTCCTCCTTGCCAAGAGAGGCTCGTAATTGTGTGAGGGGCAATGCGCATTTGTACTGGGTGCGGAACTGTCAATCTGTATTGTGACCCTGCATAGTTGAATGACAAATAAGATATTCCAGTAGAAAGTAGTTTCCAAAAGTACCTTTGGCATAGGGCTAGTTCTGTGCCAAATGATCGTTGCTCAAAAGGAGTCGCTTGGGGTCCTGCTTCTAACTGCACACCTGTCACATAAAAAGTAGAGTTTGCGATAGTAGCCAAGTTTACTGAATCGCTAGTTGCATAATGGTAAGAAGGCAATGGACTCCATACATCCAAATTTGAGTTACCAGTACGGTCAGCATGAGTGCCAAGCGTAAATTGTACATGTAAGCCAGCACTTGTTGTTTTTTCCCAAACACCACTAGATACAGCACTTGCCATATCTATAGTCATTGTTTTATATTCCCAAGTGTTGGCATTGTTAATTGTGTAAGTTTTTACTAGTCCCCTTGTAAAAGCGTTATTGTAAAAGAATATGCTGTATTTTCCTGCTGTTGATGCCCTAACCCAAAAAGATAAAGAACAAGTTTTTCCATAAAGAGCAGAAGCGTTATATCCTTCTATTGCTTGATTAATATGTTGATTACCTCCACTACTAAACGTCAAGCCAGTAGCACCGTTAGCCCATTTATATGCATTGGTGAACCCCGTAGGGACAACAGTTGTTTCGTTACTGACAGTGATGTTTGAGCCAGCCGACCAAATATAATCTTGTGTTTTCCATCTATCCGCACCATAGTAATACGTGCCGCCCCCAGAAGGAAAAGAGGGGGAGGTTACTCGTTGATGAATTTGCATAGCACCATTAATCAAAACATTGCGAAAACCACTTAATGGAATATCTGTGCTTAATTTTGCTTGTGTTATTGCGTTACTAGCAATGTCAGCAGTTTGAATAGACCCGTCAACAATAGATGCGGCTCCATTAGTGCCTAGATCAGAGACTCTACGGATACCAGTCATTCTGGGTTCCATTCTTCTGCGGTGTTGCCTTCAGCAACCCACGCTAGATACTCAGGCATGAACTCTGCAATCCCACTAATAACTGTGTTCTCATCTATCTTGCATAACACTTTTACTGTGTCATCAAGCGGTGTTGTGTATGTGTACCACATTATAATTCTGTTCCATTCAACTCTATGTAGTTAGGTGCTGTTGAAAACGCTAACAATGCTGCATGACCATTAGTAAGGTTGAAAGAACCAGTTGCATTTATTCCAATGTTTCCTGTAGTTGCATTAGCCATTGCTACTGTTATGCCACGCCCAACTCCTCCAGAATCTAAAGCAAAGGTGGTACCGCTAACGGTGATTGACGATGGTGCTATTCGTAATGTTGTTGGCAAATCTATAACAGCGTATGCGTTATTTGTGGGGTACACCTGACCAATAGCAAAGTAGTTTGTTGTTTGATAAGTAAGACGCTGGTAGTACCGTTGACACAGTGCTAGTTCCACACCAATAGGTCGTTGTTCAAACGGGGTTGGCTGAGGGTTCGCTTCTAACTGCACACCCGTAATCTGAAAATAATTACTCGTTGAAGAAGCAACATTGGTTTGCCCAACAGCCTCGTTTGCTTGAACCACTGCTCCCCATGAAGTATTTAATGTTCCGCTCATGAATAAAGAACTCGCTGCTAACCAAAAGTTTACAGTCAATGAAGCACCATTGTCATTGTCAAAAGCACCAGTTGTGTCAGATGGAAAAGTTATTGTTTTATATTCCCATGTTCCACTTGTGTTTACCGTGTATGACTTTGAGCATTGACGAGTATTGTCATAATCATATAATTCACAAATGTAAGTTCCTGTTTGAAATGCTTTAACCCAAAAAGAAAGTGAAAAAGATTTAGCCGAAGCAGTGCCTTTTGCAAATCTTTGTAAATCTTGACCTTCAAAACGAGTTTGAATAAATGCTAAAATAGGAGATGCTGACGCTGTTGTGCATTGCATTTTGAGCGAATTACCAAATCCTGCTGGAGCGTCAGTTGATTGTGTTTGTGTCCATGTACCAGCCACTAGGATATCTGTGCGCCATCTGTCACAGGTGTAGTAACCAGCAGTTGTAATACTTGCTGTGGATGTGCCTCGTTGGGCAATACGCATATCGCCGTTAATGATTACATTGCGGAAACCACTTAATGGAATATCTGTGCTTAATTTTGCTTGTGTGACAGCACCGTCAGCAATGTCAACTGTGACAATAGCACCGTCAGCAATTTTGGCGGTAGTAACAGCACCAGCAGCAATTTTGTTTGTTGTTACTGCGTTATCAACAATAACAGTAGCCGTAGAAGCAAGGGGGCCATCATTAATTACACCTGAAACGGTCAGGTTTAGTGCTGAGTTAGAAGAAGCCAGTGCCCTGAGAGTTTCGCCAGTTGTAAGCACCTGAGACAAGTTAATAACAACTGTGTCGTTAGCGGCTACGGAAGTACCACTAAATAAGGCGTTTCCAGCAGAAGCAGTACCAATATAGAAAGTAAAGGTAGCCGCAGTTCCCGTAATGTTAGTTACAACTAATTGTTTAATAATTGCCGAATACCCAGTTGGTACTGTGTACAGCGCACTAGACGCTGAGGTGGTCAGCGTTGTAGGGGAAATAAGACGGGTTTCTACGAATGGCATTAGTTAGTCTCCATACGCAATAATACAGTAACATCGTAGATCTGATTAGAGGCGTTGTTTACTTTGTCTACAACAACCCATCTTCCACCCTCGGTAGTGAACGAACGGACTGGGCGAACGCTCACTGCATTTGATTTATTCCAGTCAAAAGCGAAAGTTCCGCCATCCATGTAATAAGCCCATCCTTTATAAAGGTCATACTCGGATGAACTCCAGTAAAAGCCTCCATTAGTAAGACCACCAATTGCAGTCATGTTGGTGCTCATCTGTGTTATTTCATCTTTTGACGGTAAAAACCAGTCAGATAGACTTCCGCCAGTGTAAGACCGAGCAAGCGCTGCTGCTGATGTAGAGGTTGTGCTGTTTCCTTGAGCGATAATATCTAGAGTGTTTTGATAGCCAGTTCCAATAGCGGTTCCGTCTGCCCCTGTTGCGACTGTTCCTTGATAGTTCACAGGAGAGGATTGTGCCCAAGTTCTCGTAGGGTCCGAACCACCATTCCACCCAGAAGGTGCTGCTTCAAAATATTTACCTGTTGAGTTACCTGCTGTTGATGGTGTAATAAATACAATGCCCCCAGCAGGACCTGTAGCACCGATTGCCAAGGAGGGGAGAACATACACCCATGTTTTACCACCTACTGTGTAGGTTTGGTTTGCTGTGGGAGAGTTTGGAAAGTCAATAGCCATTATGCGGGTCCTACATCCTCTACTGCCAAATAGGCAACTAGGTTTGCTGCTCTGTAAGCAGCACCTGTTCCGCTGTACGAAGCCAAGGTTGCAACAAAGTTTGTTGTACCAGCAGTTAGAGTTCCAATCCATATTAAGTGTGATGGAATGTTGTTGAGTCCATTTATTTGAACATAGTGAAGTTGACGACTTGCACCAGAAATGTTTGTAAACCTAACTTGCGCTGTCATATAAGATGTTGAACCGTACAATTCAGGCTCATAATAAGTTATTTTATACAGCCTTCCTGTAACCGCAGTAAAAGAAGAACCTGTTATTTGTACTTCTTCAGAGGTTATTGTTAGGTCGTTAGTTGTTGATGACGTGTATGTCTGCATTCCCCAAGGCAGGTTCCAAGGTCTACTTTGCCAAGAGACCCCGTTGGTAGCAGTAGAATCGGCTACAAGAACTTGGTTATTAGTACCTACTGGTAACTTGGCTATAACATCATTAGTAGCGCCTACAAGAAGGTCGCCCTTGGCATCAATGACTGTGTTGGTTGTGTCGTTAGCCCATGAAAGCCCAGTTGTTGTAGATGAGTTGGCAATTAGGCGCTGGTTATTTGTACCCACGGCTAAACGGTCAAGTGATTGAGATGCGGTACCAGCAAGAAGGTCACCCTTGGCTTGAATAGCATTAATAACGGTGTCATACGCAGATCCTGAGCCAATTTCAACCCAAGAGGAATCGTAATAAATGTACGTAAGACCCGTGTCTGATTCAAACCACAGTTGACCAGTTGTAGGGCTTGAAGGAGGGGTGTCAGATACTGAAGTGGCTGCTCCACCACCACTACTAGAAGCGGCTGTCCACACCGACCCGTTGAATGTTAGGACGTTTCCAGCGGAAGCGCCACTTGTACTAACGTCAGTTAGGTCATCAAGAGCGCCAATAACGGAAGAAAGAGAACCGTCACCTTTTACGAATTGACCAGAGGTTCCACCTTGGGTAATAAACTTGTCTGCGTTTATGTACTGAAAGTAGTCAATAGCGTTGGTAGTACCGCCAGTGCCTGAT